TTGTACTGCCCAACCACGAACACTAGTTTCTAATAATTTCCAAATGCCTCTGTTTAATGATCCTGCTTGCGGATACATATTAGTCATTAGGAAACTTTCGTATTCAACTTGCTGTGTCCAGCTAAGGTCACCATCAGGTGCAGCATGACCTTTGTCATATCCTGTTCCAGCATAATCATCTGGGCGAGCACCATTTGGTACGCTTTGATCAGCAACAAAGGCATTAGTGCGTGGAAAACAACCTAACGCATTTTGTGGAAGTAAAGTGTATGATACATATACAGGAATCTTTACAGGTGCATCATAGGCAACGAGATATGCTTCACGGCAGATAGGTTGTGCTGCTCTTTGTGTGGCAGCAAATCCATAAGGGCTATGTATCTGACATGCTTGTGGAGGTAGTGGGGCACGTTGGTCCCAGGCTTGTGCCAATCCTGCTAGAAATAGCAGAGCAATAGTTAGTAGTTTTTTCATGGTAGTCCTTAATTAACTACCATTATTTATATTATCTACGCACGAAATGATAGTCGCCGTCGGGTCCGTTATTGCTAAACAGTCCTAAACAATCGTATCCTATAGAATCCATATAAGCAATTACAGTATCTTTTAATGGAGCACCTTTATTATATTCTACTATTTGTAATTCTAATATAATATGTTTGGCTGTTTTAATAGTTTCCTGAGCACCCTTGAGTACATCCAATTCTGCTCCCTGTACATCCATTTTAATTAAATCGGGTGGTGGGAATCTTTTTAAACTAGCTACTGCATCAAGTGTAATAGTCCTAAGTTTTCTTACATATCTGTCACTGTATAGGGTTGCTGCTGCTGGTTGAATATCAGGATTTTCTCTGTAATAACTATTACCTCCAGGTGCTTCGTTATTTTGATAAAAATCTACTTCTTTACCACTTTCATTACTTAATACACCTATGTGATATTTTATGCCAGTTTCTTGATATAAGAATTCATGAACATCCGCAGCTTCAAAGGCTATCACTTCTGCCTCAGGCCAAATGTTTCTAACCCTATCTGTCCAATGCAATACACATGCTCCTACATCATATATAACTTTTGGATTTTCACCTTGCTCTTTTAACTTATTTAGGTATTCAATATGTGCTGGAGGGAATGGATAAGGATCACGCAACTCTCTTAAGAATTGTTTAATATCAACTACTGTAGAATGTGTTTCAATCATAGGCAATGTGGTATCTACATTAAATGTAAAACTGCCTGTATGTCTGCATAAGATACTAGGATCTGCCCAAATACTAAATCCTTTTTCTCTAGCTTTTCTACAAAAATCAACATCTTCGGATACTGTACCTTCCATGGATATGGCACTATAATATTTGAATTGTGGATATCCTATAGCTCTAAATACTTCAGCTTTAACTAACGCACATCCAAACCCGCACCCTGCAACTTCTACAAGCGGTCTATTTTTTAATTTTCCATAGGGCATATTACTAACACCACCTGTGGGGGTATGTTCATATATTTCTAATATATGTTGTCCCGGTTTGCGTTGTATATATAATCCAGATACTACTGGTTTGTCATGTGCTAATAATCTTGCTAATGTATCTGGTGGAAAAGCAATATCACTATCAACTGAGAACAGATAATCAAAACCGTTAATTGTCCAATCTGCAATTAAATTACGAATTTGATCTATATTGTATCCATAGAAATATTGAAATACAGTTTCGTATTCATCTGGAATTATTAAATCGTAGATACTTTTAAAAGTATCGGGCTCAATATTTTTAGCTGTAGGTATTGCTATAAGTATCTTCTTTTTAGGTTGAATCATATTATTAACTATTTCGTTTGCGTTTCTAGTTTGCTCTTGCGAATTAACTTTATAATCATTTAATGGGCTTGCATCATTATAATTATACACTATGTCTTGAAGGCATTTTATTTTGTTAGGATCTGCTTGTTCTATTAACGCATAAAATACACTACCGTCACCGCCCGCTTTATACCAGTTACCATTTTTATCTTTAAAAGCGCTGTCATCAACGTTATTCAATAATGACTTTTTAAAAGTTCTTAAATGTGTGTAGGGCAAAATCCAATTGAAATGATAATTTCTATAAGATTTATTTTGTTTTACTTCTTCAGGATATGGTTGGCTGATTAATGGTATATTATCAACCATGCTCCAGCAACTACCATAGGTAAATTCAGTTCCATCTTCATATATTGAATTATAATATGAGAGCACAGTATTGTCATTAATTAAACTATCATCTCCATCTAACAACATAACAATAGCATCATCACTGACCATTGATCTAATGTTTTGTATTTGATTCCTAACTGCTCCTAAATTTTCATTATTTGCAATAACTGAGAACTTATTTCTAATATCTACTGGTAATTCTCTTAGTGTATCTAATATTACTTCTATAGTATTATCTGTACTAGCATCGTCAATTAGTATGTGTTGATAGTTGTCATAATCTTGTGACGCCACACTAACTATACAACGAGCGATGTATTCAGCACAATTATAAAATGGGCTAATAATTACAATCTTTTTTTCGTTGCCTAGTTTATAATTTTCTAATTCAATTGTATTGTTAAACCTACGATTCCATATTTTATGTACTCGTTGATTAATCTTTGATACTCGACGATAACTGTCCCTGGATAAGTATTTGCCCAAACGATGTGCTATATGTTGTTTCCACTGTAGGGCAACACTATCCCAACCTGCTATATCTTTAATTATGTTACAATAGTATTGTTTTTGTTGATGAAGATATCTATTGTGATATGCTTTTACAGTCATTTCTACAAATTTGTTAATTTGACTAGGACTATTGATATCAGGAAACAATCCGTTAGGCTCAACTGCATAATCAATATGATAACAGGCACCTTCTAAGGCAATTTCTTCTAGTGCGCCAAATCTACAAGTAAGTATAGGTGTATTGTATAGCAAACTTTCTAAAGATGATATACCAAATGTTTCTGGAAATGCTGCTGGGTATATCATAAAACTTGCCAAAGTGAGTATATCAGCAATTTCTTTTTGTGAAATAACTCCTGTATATTCTATACCAAGTTCTAAATTACGGGGATCAGCTGCCATACGACGCCAATCCTTTTCTTGTTGATCAGGTTCAGAACTTTCGCTGAATCTATAATATCCACCTATAACTTTTAATCTAGCACTAGGTATCATAGCTTTGACTTTGGGCCAAATATGATTCACTAATGGAATCATACCTTTAGTTACACTAGCATTATATACAAATAGATTATGATCTTTGGCTTTTATATCAACTTCTTTTCTATAATTTCTAGCACCATTACGTGTGATAAACATCTTACGTTTTAGTACTTCGAAATTACGTCTGCGTCCGTGATTACAATTTGCAACGTAGGTTAAGTGGAAGTCGCTGAGTGTGAATATATCAGTTATGCGATCAGCAACCGCAAGTTCCTCAATGATATTATCACCTAGACAAAAGGTATCATGCATCCATAATATACGCATCTTAGCCTTGGATAATATCCTATCATACAAATTCATACTATAGAATGGATTTGCTCTATTATCTCCAAGTTTATGATAATCGCTTGGATCAGTAAATGGAATTACAGTTCTAGAACTTACAACTATATCGAATATATGATCATTGGCTAATTCAATTAGTGGTTTATATTCAACACCATCATAATTTCCAGGTGTTGCATGATCTATACCGCAAGTATTAAATACGGTAACATTAAATCCTATTTGGGCTAATTCACGTGCCATAAGGGTAACAGCACTCTCACTACCACCTAGCCCTTGATTATCTATAGTATTACCATCGTAGGGTATACCAATTATATCTATAATAGCAATTTTCATATATGCTATTAATTATACTATCTTCAATTAGAATGTCAATGATCTTGATTTAGAATACCAATGTTCCATTACTAGAAAATGTATATACATGATATCCGTTTCTTATCGCATATGTATAAGAACCAGTCAAAGTTCTAGCCGGAGGGTAAGTTGTAGAATACCAAAATATTACAGTACCATCTTGGCCGGAATAGCCACCATAAGTTCCTGAAGTAATACCAATTCCATGATCTCCTCCGCTTCCTGGATAGATAAGAGCAAGTTGGGTATTGTTAGCAGAACCGCCTGCGGCATACATACTTGTACTACCTGCTGCTACTACAGCTAGGCCGGGGCCACCTGCACCAGCTCCATTATTACCAGGAACACTTAATCCAGGACCTCCAGCACCACCACCGCCTGATCCGCCCGAGCCTGACTCTCCTGCTGCTCCGGAACTACCTGCTACTGTACCACCACCTCTATTTCCATATCCAGTATATACAGTACCCGAACCTTGTGTAGATAAACCACCAATATGTCCAGAACTACCGCCACCACCGCTACCTCCGGAAAGTCCATCAATACCACCATAGCCATTAGCGCCACCACCCCCACCACCACCACCATAAGCGGTTACTACAGTACTATCGGGAAAAGTTAATATAGTATCAGTACCATTGGTACCAGGGACGCCGGAACCCGTACCTCCAGCCCCTCCAGTACCGAGTGTAATAGTTACATTGCTTATAAGTGTAAGTGATGGATTACTTCCTAGTCCAGTTCCTTGAGCAGGACCAAATGATCCTACTACAACACCTCCTGCGCCACCTCCACCTCCGCCACCA